CGGAGTACCACTCGGCATCGTTCTTCACTTTGTCGGTCAGCCGGGTAATCTCTTCCATGCTCATTTGGCTTGACTCTTCGCTCGTTCTACGGACCATCCCCTTGTTCATGTACTTGAACGCTAAGACCATCGGCAACTCGTAGTAAAGCCACTGAATCATAGCCGGCTGGATGTAGTCCTCCAAGAGCGTTTGGTTGAGCGCAGACGTTGAACCGCTGACCACCTGCGTAACCAATTCCCCATACAAAGGAGAGCCAACGATGGGCTGAATCCGCATCTCTTGGACCTTGACAACCGTAGGACGGATTTGGGTGTAGGATACGTTCTCGTTGATGATGCTATTGTCCAGTAGCGTTTCTTCGCTTATAAAGAGTGCCTTCATGCCTTGCTGATTTTATTGCCTTTGCGGATGACCAACTGCTGCTCCCACACGTGCCTGCATTGGGGGCGATTCACTCCGCTCGGTGTGTGATACCAACCGCCTCTGCGATTCCATACCGAATATCCCATGATTGCAGAAATCCCGTCGATGTCCTCCCTTGTGTAAACCTTGCCCTGCCCAGCCAAGTCAAGCATGACCTTGCAGAACTCACGACTGGAGCCTTTGTCCTTGTTGCTGAAACCCGTGGCCCATGCGTATTTATAGCGGACCTCCAGTACAGGCTCTGCAACTTCCTTCACGCCCTTGGGTAGGTTCTGCTCGGCAATCTTGTCCACCGCCCGGCTGATAGGATAGCGGTCCTTTGTGATTAGGTAAGCGACTCGCTTGGCAACCTTGGCCTTGCTGACCCCGAACTCCTTTGCCATTTCTTCAACGCTTGCGTCCCGGTTCTTCTTGCGATAGGCCTCAATCTTCTTGTCCAGTTCTTTCTCCTCCTCGCCAAGTTCGGCAAAGGCCAACCGTATGTTTTCGTCGATGTTGGTGTCGAACCGCATCGGCTTGGAGTGCATGACGTGGTAGTCGTCGGCATGACATCCGAACTTGCTTGCAACGACCTCCAAGACCTTGAACTCCTCATCGCCCCATCCGTAGTCCTCGTCGTCCTCTTGGCCCCATTGAGGCTCGCTGAACTCTTGGGACTGCACTCCGAGCATCGTGTCAATCTCTTGGGCAGACAAACCGAACCCTGCTGACAACATGGTCCGAGCCATTTCAAGGGTGATTTTCTCCTGCATATACTGCCTGACGATTCGCATCAGGTTTTGATACTCTCGGCCCGATAGTTTCTTGATGTTGTCGTTGCTCTGCAAGGCTTCCACGGCTTGGGGTTGCTCGTCGGGTTGGGGGTTAGGTCCAACCACATCGGCAGGCTTTTCAAGCGGTTGCAGACCTGCTTTTTCACGCAATTCGTCTTGGGTCATTATCTGCAAGAGAGCCTGTTCGCTTAGTCGCTCCGTGATAGGCTCCACCGGGATTAATTCCATCCCTTCCACGCCATTGAAGGAGCCGAGGTAGTTAATCATCCGCTCCACCTTGCGGACCCGGTCGTTCACATATGTCGCCTTGAATAGTTCGTAGGCCTCAACCAATTCGTTGCGTCCACCCAATTGGCCTTCGGTCTTTACTCCGAATAGCATCGGGTTGGTTACACGGTGTGCGATAAAGATTTCTTGTTGGATTGCTTTGTTCAGTATCTCGAACTGCTTGTCCATGTCAGACGGTGTGAGCGGTTCCAAAGTCGGGGCCTTGGCTGCATCGTCGTTGAATGTAACCACAAAGCGACCAGCGTTGTCGGTTCCCGAAAACTTGCGTTTGATTTGACGCTCAATGTCGCCTTGCTCTTCAGGAGTTGGGATTCCGTTGTTAAAGTTTATCAAGTAACCGCCCCAAAAATTGTTGCGGAGGTTGTTGTTGTGGAAGTTAGCGACTTGCACATCTGCCTCAATCCAAGCGTTGCCACCGATGTATTCGGGCAAAGGATAGTGCTTCACGCCTGCTGCGTACACCCGATAGTAGAACAACTGCTTTCCGAGGCGATTCTCCGGGTCAAATGCAGGAATCTTCTCGATGTCGCCCACCTTGGGGAAGAGTTGCATCATGTCGTCGTTATACCAGTCAGCGACCTGAAACATCTTCTCCTCCTTGTCCACCCTGATTTTCTCAAAGGGAACGTGTTCCATCTTGGCGATGGTCCCAAGTTTCGACCAAGTAACCGCAACCGCAAATCCGTTGAACAACTCCAAGTCAAGGACCAGTTTCTCGGTGATGTCGTTCAAGTCCTCGGTGCTTGACATTCCGTCAAAAAACTTGATGAACCGGGCCTCTTGTTCAACGGTCAGGTTGTCGCCTGCCTGCCAGCCACCGCCCATGATGTAGTTGACTTTGCCGTTGACAATGGCGTTGTGTTTTGACGACCTGCGATAGTTGTCAAGCAGGTAGTAGGGGTACTCGTTCGCAAAGCCGTAGGTGATGTACTTGCCGGAGCGGTTCTCCAGCATTACAGGGACCTTATGCTCTATCCCCAACCATTGGGTGAAGTGTTGAGTAGATTTATTACTCATAGCGTGTGGATGGTAAATGAAAGGGCCGAAATCGTGATACTTAAGCCACTATCAACTGCGTAGATATAGATAGTGAACTCATCGTTGACCGCACCTGTAACGTAGGTCTCGGTGTAAATCGCATGGCCGTTGCTATGACTCGTCGTGATGTCAGTCATTGACTGGTCGATGGTCGTGCCGTTCTTGGCGATGTAAACCTTGATTTGCGTGTTGTTATTCTGTGCCAAGACCATAGACGCAGCGATGCGAAGGGTCGCATTTGTTGTGCCTGTGTAGGTCAGCGAGTTGGTGGTTCTTGAAAAGTTGTAGGTTGACAAAACGCCTGATTTCATCGTGCTTGTCAACTTGACCCTTTGCCCCTGCGTCGGGGTAAAGGCCGTATCGGTATCAATGTAAAGGTTCGCAAAGCCCCGTTCCCGGTCAAGCGTTGCGGTGTCTGCGAGGTCGTCAAATAGACCACCAACCCTTGAAGCGGTGTTCGCCCCGGCAGCGGTTTCGTTGGTGATGGTTAAGGCACTCACTTGGAGTTGGCTTCGTGTTTGTACGCTCATTATGCGAAAGTTGAGTCAAAGGTTAGGTCAAAGACACCCTCGTCGGATGCCTCGTAAACATTGTAAGTAATCGTATTGGCGTAGGTGTTGAAGCCTATCGTTGCGGTTTGTACAAAAGCCAAGCCCGTTTCAACGACCGCCAAAGCAGCGGCAACCGTGCTATTGGTATCGTAAACTTCATACTTATAGGAACCCGTTTCAAGCGACCCCACGGCAAGCGAAAATTGGTCATAGCGATTCGTATAGTTGGAAAGGTTGGCGGATTTCAGCAGGGTGAAGTCGGTAGTCGTGTTCTTAGCGATGCTCGTGAGTCGCAGGATGTACCTGCTCCCCGTGCTGGCTCGCTCGGTCCAAGTAACGGTAATCGTGTTGGTCGTGTCAGGGTTCAGGTAAAGCATCTGCTTGTAAATGTGCGATGCCCCCGAATTTCACAATTTGCGCCCAATCTGCCTGTATAGTTCGGCTCGCTTCTTGGCGGTTTCGGCCACATTGAACCGCTTTTTGATGTCCCTCGTAAGGTTGTCAGCCAAGCCCTTACGCAGGTCGGGGTCAAGAATCAATTGCTTGATGTATTTGTACCAATCTTTCGGCTTGTTGTAAGGGACCAAGAACCCGTTCTCTCCGTGCCGGATGACATCGGTGTAGGGGATGGTTTCGCTTGCAATGATGGCCTTATTCATCCAACCTGCTTCCACCACCTTCAACTCGGACTTGAGTTTGTTAAACTTGGTATCTCGCAAAGGTGCAAGGGTTACGTTCACGAAGTTGTAGCCTCCCACATAGGAATAGATGTCAGCAGCCTGAATGCGGCCGTAGTTCGGGTTATTCCCTTGGTCGCTGATGATTTTCTCGTAGCCTTCGTAAACAGGGTTGTTGTCGTTCCATCCTCCCAAGTAGAGGCGGTATTTGCCGTCCAAGTTTGCGTCCCAGCGTAACTTCTGCATCCCTTCCCTAAGCAACTCCATGTCTTCCCCGTGCTGCGCACCTCCGAACCAACCGAACTTGACGAGGTGCTTGTCGGGTTCTTCCTCCGGGTGGGGAATGAACTGCTGGTACGCTTCGTAGGGTTCATTCTGCAAAATGCTCACATTCGCATTTAGAGGCCGTATGCGAGCAGCAAGATGCTCGGTGGTACAGGTAACCCAATCAGCCAATTTAATGTGCTTACGGATGACCTCTGCAAGTTTGGACTCGTGGTAGTGCCTATACATGATGTGGCCACTCTCAAGGACCCAGTAATCGTCCAAGTCAAGGATGACTTTCGCTCCGAATTGGGTCAGGGCTTTGTAAACATTTTCAACTTGCTCCATGGTTCCCTGACACCACAAACGGCTGAACAGGAACAGGTCTATCGAACGAAGCCCCTCGTCGCTAATCGTGGTGATGTTCTCAACGCAGACGTAATCAAACTCCGGGTAGTTGTCGCCAAGGTAAGCGTTCGGCATTTCAAGGCGGTAGTAACTGCACCCGGTTGGATGGGCGTTGTAAACTATACAAATCTTCATGGCCGTAAAAATAAGAAGGGCAGCCATTGCTGACTGCCCTCCCAAACCTCAGATGATGAAAACCTAAGTCAAAGATACTACGAGCCGAGTATCTGTGCAGTCGATGGTGAAAAGACTGTGGATGCAATCAGGAACATCGGGTCAGGCTCCATCCCGGAAAGCGTTATTTCGTAGCCATTTCGGTCGCCGAATGCAGTACCACTTCCAGCGGTTCCAGCGGTTGCCTCAAGGCCATTTATAGCACCCAGCAACCAGTAACGACTGTTGTTGTCTTGAACGATGACGATGACTTTACTA